GTTAAAATTTCAAAAATTCAAATCATCCCATAAAGATATGTCTATCAAGGAACATATCAATCATTATTTAAATACAGCTAAAACGATGAAGGTCAAAATGACTAGAGAAACCGCTAAAGAAATGGTTAATCGTGAAAGGGAAAGAATTGTTTGGCGTAATGATATCTATGAAGTCTTTCAATATCATGGAAAGCTATGTGATAATATGGTTCAAGTTCCAGAGTACAAGGGCAAGTGTGATTGGCTATCGATTAAAAGGTTAGACAAACAACCCTGCAATGATTGGGCAGACTTCCAAAAAATCAAAGATGATATTTGCGGTGAGTTCAGAGAAGCGATACAAATATATCCGTCATCAGAAAGGCTAGTGGATACTGCAAATCAATATCATTTATGGGTGTTGCCCGAAGGTATGGCAATCCCATTTGGATGGTTTGAAGGCAGAGTTATCAATGATGATTCATTTGATGATGAGCATTTGCAAACGGAACAAAGATTAAAATATCAATAAAAAACTTTTTAAATTATTAAATAATAAAAGGGTGATCTTTGGATTGCCCTTTTTATTTGTGTTTGTTTGCGTTTATTGCTATCTTGCCAAATAGGTGATATATTCAACGACAGGAGAAGTGATGCCGATTCCCAAGCCGTCAAGCGGTGAGACAGAGGAAGTATTCATGGAGCGTTGTATGGGTAGCAATACCATACAAGCTGAGTATCCAACAAACAACCAGAGGGTAGCGGTTTGTCTCAGCAGTTTTCAAAACGGAAGCAAGGAGAGTGAGATGGATCTTGACGAACAGCCTATAGAAGATTTTGAAACAGAAGTCTTAGATATTAAAGCTGAGTTAAAAGCATATCGGGATGATGAAGATGATGAACAAAAGGGAATGTTCTCTGGCTATGGGTCAATCTTCAACAATAAAGATTTAGGAAATGATGTAATGGTAGAGGGTGCTTTTGCTAAGTCAATTGCATCTAAGGGTGCTAGAGGCGTTAAACTATTATATCAACATAAGGCAGATGAGCCTATTGGTGTATTTGATGAAATCATAGAAGATAGAAAAGGGCTGAAGGTAAAAGGTCGCCTTGCTATGGGTACACAAAAAGGCAAGGAAGTTTATGAATTAATGAAAATGGGCGCGATAGATGGATGGCTTGTCTATCGGCTATAGAGTTTCTCCAAAGGGCGCGACTTACGATGAAAAGGGCAAAAGACGTATGCTCAAGGAAGTTGACCTGATGGAGATATCCGCTGTTACCTTTCCAATGAATCCACGCGCAAGGATTCAAGCGGTAAAAGGTGAGGGCAAATCGGTTCGTGAATGGGAAGGTTTCCTTCGGGATGAAGGTGGTCTTTCAAGAAGCGAATCAAAAGTAGCGGCAAATGCCGTTATCAAGGCTTTAGATCAGCGCGAGGTTGACAATGAGCAAACAGAAGCAATCAATTCGATTGCTAAATTAACTTCAATCCTTAAAGGAGACTGATGATGTCAGACGATATCAAAAACGCAGTCGAGGGCATGGCGAAAGCATTTGAAGAGTTCAAATCAACCAATGACGCTCGTATTGCAGATTTAGAGAAGAAAGGTTCAACCGATCCTCTCGTGGATGAGAAAATAAAAAATATTGATGCTGACCTTGATAGATTTGAAGATATCAACCAAAAACTTACTCTTGCACAACAAGAGCAAAAGCAAGTCCAAGAAAAGCTAGATACTTTTGAGACACTTTTAAAGCGTCCAGAAGCTAGTGTGGAAGCAAAGCAAATTGATATGTCTGTAAAGGCATTTGATAAGTGGCTACGCAAAGGCAAGGACAACATGGACATTGATGAGGTAAAAGCCTTGACTGTTTCTGATGATACAGCCGCAGGTTTTCTTGCCCCACCAGAATACGTCCGTGAGCTTATCAAGACTTTAACTGAGATTTCACCAATGCGTTCTATCGCTCGTGTTCGTGCAACTTCACAAAAGTCAGTTCAAATGCCATCACGCACAGCAACATTTACTGCACAATGGGTAGCTGAGTCTGGCACTCGTTCAGAGACAACAGGTTATACAACTCAATTGGAAGAAATCCCAACACATGAGTTATATGCGCTTGTAGATATTTCTGAGCAAGAGCTAGAGGATTCTGTATTTAATCTTGAGGCAGAAATGCAACAGGAATTTGCAGATCAGTTTGCAAAAGCTGAAGGTCTATCAATGGTATCTGGTGATGCAGTTGGTAAGCCAGAAGGTGTTTTAACAAACTCAAGTGTTGGAACTACAAACTCAGGTTCTGGTACATTGTTGACAGGCGATGGTCTTATCGACTTGGTACACGCTGTTAAGTCACCTTATGGTGCTAATGGTACATTCATATTCAATCGCACAACCTTGGCGGCTATACGCAAGCTAAAGGATACAGCAGGGCAATATGTGTTCCAAGCAGGTATGATGCTAACAGCAGGAGTTCCAAATACTATTCTTGGATATCCTTATGTTGAAATGCCAGATATGCCAGATGTTGCAGGTTCAGCAAAGCCAGTAGCATTCGGTGATTTCTCACGCGGATACATGGTCGTTGATCGTGTGGCTTTAAGCGTATTACGAGATCCATTTACTCAAGCAACAAGCGGTAATGTTCGCTATGTAGCAAGACGTAGAGTTGGTGGTCAGGTAGTATTAGCTGAAGCACTTCGCACTCAAACAATCTCAGCGTAAGGGGAGAGTGACATGAAAGACTTATCAAACTCAATCTCAACAGCACTTTCTCATAAGAGTGCAGTTACAACAGCCGCTTCTAATGGTACTGGTGTTGACCTTCAAGGATATGAAGGTGCTACAATACTAGTCACAATTGGCGCAGAAGGTGATACCTTATCTGGTTCTCTTTTCTTTGAAATTGGATTAGAACACTCTGATGACGATTCAACATTTACTGATGCTTCTCAAAGCGACATTGTAGATGGAACAATTGCGGCAGATGGTGTGTTCTTGAAGATTGATGGATCAGGCACAGCAGGAACAGGTGGCAACCCTGATTCTACTGGTTCAACCTATCGTGTTGGCTATATCGGTGGTAAAAGGTATGTTCGCACAACTATCGCTAAGACAGGCACACACTCAACAGGAACGCCACTAGGCACAACTGTTATTAAGAGTCATGCTCGTCATACTGGCGATAATGCATTTGACGTTCATAACGCATAAACTAAAGGGGCAGGGGAAACCTTGCCCTTTTTTCTAGGAGATTTTCATGGCAATAAAAATGTTAGTATCAATGCTTGGTTCTTCTAATGAATATGGCTCTGAAACTAGAATGTATCAGGCAGGTGAAGAAATAGTAATAGACAAGCCTTGGAAACAGGCTCTTGTTGCTAATTTCATAGCCGCAGGGGTCGCTCAAGAGACCAAGGTGGTAAAACCTACAGAAACAAAGACAAAGGCTCGTAAAAGGGCTAGAAACGCAGACGGAACATTAAAAGGTGATGACCCAAGCACACCAGACATTAATGAGGCTTGGGAAACAAAATGACAGCAGGGAATTATTATCTCACAGTTGAACAGGGTGCAACGCTATCACTTGTAATAACTTACAAAGATTCAGCAGGGAGCGCGATTAATTTAACAGGTTATACAGCGCGAATGCAGTTAAGGGATGAGATAGAAAGTTCATCAACAGTTTTGTCTCTTACTACAGAAAATGGACGCATAGCTTTAGGCGGTGCAAATGGGACAGTTACACTTACAGTTGCCGCAACTGATACCGCTAATCTTACAGCAGGTGATGGAGTTTATGATTTAGAGTTAATAACATCAGGCGGTGTTGTTACTAGATTGATAGAAGGTAGTTATTCAATAGTTAGAGAGGTAACTAGATGAATGACGTTATACTTACTGGAACTACAAACAGTATAGCGGTAGAGGCAGGTAATACAGTTGAGATTGCCCAAACTCTTAACTCTGTTACTATATCTGATTCAACAAGTGTATCAGTTCAAGAAACTACAAATACAGTATCTATTCCAAATGTATCGATGAATGTTGAAATACTATCAACCAATATTGAAGTTGTATCAGTTGGCGCACAAGGACCACAAGGACCAAGCGGAACATCTACTATCGGTGGTAAAGATTTGCCAACATCTGCTCCATCAGATGGTGATATGATAAAATTTAGTTCATCAAGTGATGAGTTTGTTTACACCCAAGAAATAGATGCAGGAACTTACTGATGGCAAATACAATAAAGATAAAAAGAAACACTAGTGATTCAGATGCGCCAACAACATCTAATATAGCCCAAGGTGAATTAGGATTTACAGAAGCCACCCAAATACTTTTTTATCGTGATGCTTCAGATAATATAAGAAAAATTGGTGGAGAGGGTGCTTTTCTTAGAAGTGATACCAATGATACTTTCACAGGCAATCTTACTATCTCAGGCAATCTTGATGTTCAAGGCACAACCACAACAATAGATTCCACAACAGTTCAAATAACAGACCCACTTTTTAAGGTTGCTAAAGACAACACAGGCGATTCAGTAGATTTGGGGCTGTATGGTAAATATGTTGAATCAGCAACAACAAAGTTTGCAGGTTTCGCTAGAGATGCAAGTGATTCTGGAAAGTTTATATTGTTTGATGGATTACAAGCAGAGCCAACTACAACAGTAAACACAGGTGGCACAGGGTTCAACAAACAAACGCTCAAGGCAAACATAGAGGGTAATCTAGCAGGTTCTCCAACGATTACAGCCGCTACAATAGCCACTAGCTTAGATATGAATGGTAATGAGCTTATTCTTGATGCTGACGCTGATACGTCTATTACCGCTGATACAGATGATCGCATTGATTTCAAAGTAGGTGGTTCAGATGAATTACAACTTAGTGGAACAGTATTGCAACCTGCTAGTAATGGTGGTCTAAGTCTTGGTACACAAGATAGACAATTCTCAGCTATATTTGCAAGTGGAACATCTAAACTTGCTACAGTTGATATAGACGCAGGTGCTATTGATGGAACAGCTATAGGGGCTAATAGCGCAAGCACAGGCGCATTTACAAGTGTAAGCGCATCTAGCCAAATAACATCAACTCTTTCAACAGGCACAGCACCTTTAGTTATTGCATCAACAACAGCAGTTTCTAATTTAAATGCAGATTTATTAGATGGGCAACACGCTCCAAGCGGAACAATAGTTGGCACAAGTGATACACAAACATTAACTAATAAAACTCTTACAAGTGCGGTTTTAACCACTCCTCAAATAAATGATACAAGCGCAAATCATCAATATGTTTTCGCTGTTTCAGAATTAGCGGCAGATAGGACAGTCACGTTGCCATTGTTAGCGGCAGGTGATACATTTATTTTTGCAAATCATACAGCAACATTAGATAATAAAACCATAGATGGAGGTACATATTAATGGAAAAAGACCCTATGCTAGTTGCATTAGCGGAAAGCCAAGAGGCATATTTAGGAGAAATAATTGGTAGATATCTTGAAGGACAAGCCAAGCTTAGAGTTGCGGCAGTTCAAATAAAAGAATACCAAGATGCTAAAGCAAAATTTGAAACACAAGACCAACAAGTAAAAATAGCACATGAAACTTTAAAGGCAGTATCATCTAATAAAGAGGCATTTGAAGAACAAAACACAAATCTGTTAGAGCTAGTCAAAACTGTGAAGGGTCAAATAGCAGATTTAAAAACCACGTTACAGCTAGAAAAAGAAGCATCATTAAGGTGGAAAGAAAAATACGAATTAACGCTACCCAAAAAAAGAGGTAGACCCAAAAAGGCAGACTGAGGTGTTAAGTGGCGAATACGATACAAATAAAGAGATCATCCACCGCTTCAGATACACCATCTGCGAGTGATTTATCTGTTGGCGAATTAGCCGTCAATACAGCAGATGCAAAACTATTTACAAAACATACTGATGGAACTGTTAAAGAATTAGCAGGTGGTGGTGGAAGTGGTATGCCAACATCAGGTGGAACTTTCACAGGCAATGTCACATTCAATGATGATGTTCGATTACGTCTAGGTAGTGGGGGTGATACTGACCTACAGATATGGCATGATGGTAGTAATTCAAATATTGTAAATGCAACTGGTAATCTTATTATTGCTGATACATCAGGGGATGTAAAAATACAAGGTAAGTATGGTGAGCAAAGTATTGTTGCAAACAATGATGGCTCTGTAGAATTATACCACGATAACAGTAAGAAGCTAGAGACAACCTCAACTGGTGCGACAGTCACAGGCACGTTGGTA